GACGCAGATTTGACATTCTACACGCCAACGTCAGGAGATGAACTGTAATGGCTACAGCTTTGAGTATTATCAGCAAGGCACTTCGAGTACTTGGCGTTGTCGATAAAAACCAGCCTATAAACGAAGTTGACCGCAACTATGCTTTTGATTCTCTGAATTCAGTCACCGCATGGATTGCCACAGAGTACAGCCACCTGTGGCTTGAAGAATTATGTATTGCACTGTGCAAGAAGTCACAACCGGTTTATTCGATGGGCGCGGGAGCAACGTACATCACCAAGCAAGAGTGGCTTAAAACGCTGTCGCTTAGCGTTAACGCATTGACAGGCGCAACATCAGTCACGCTAAATACAGCTGCTGGTATTCAAGACGGCGATTCAATTGCCATTTTCGACAATAACAACAATTCGTTTTTCACAGTGGTAAACGGTGCGCCGGTTGGTAATGTCGTTACGCTGCAATCACCACTGCCGTTTGACGCAAATTCTGGAAATTTAGTTTACTCGTTTTTTGACGTAGCGGAGCGCTCGCTTCGTATCCGCAATGCGCAGTTTGCCGACAAAATCACAAACTCGGAAATTCCGATTCAGCAATTCAGCCGCGATACTTACATGGATCAGCCTGTTAAGCTGACGACCGGCTCATGTAGCAACTTCTACTACGACCCGCAAATTCCAGTCGGCAAGCTGTACCTGTGGCCGACGCCTTATTCAGACACTAACGTCGTGCGGTTCACGTCACAGAGACCTTTTATCGTCAACGAAACCAATCTTGATGAAGTTGATTTTCCGGCTGAATGGCATTTACCGCTGGCTTATTTGCTGGCTGTATCGCTCGCCGACGAATACATGGTTGACCCTGTGCGGCAGGCGTCGATTAAATCAAAAGCAGACGAGTATTTAGCGTCGGCGCTTGCGTTTGACAATGATGGAATGGGTGTCAAGATTGAGATTGATATGGGGGCTTACTAATGCCTTACTTGCCTATCAATTCAGGTTGGTACGAATCACCGATTAAGCCGATTGCCAGCCAAGAGCTGGTCAACTGGTACGTTTATATTCCAGAGACTAACGCGCTGACAGAATCGCAGTGGCTACCGACACCCGGATTAGTTCAGCTATTTAACACCGGAGATGACGAACCGAACCGCGGTGGTATTGTGGTTGATGGTATCCCGTATTTTGTCAACGGCAAAAAGCTTTACCGGTTAAACCGCACGTTTGATGCGCTTGATAACGAAATCCTCAGCGTCACAGAGCTTGGTGCAATTGATGGCGTTGGTTTGGTTTCTATTGATACCAATGGAGATCAAATCTGTATTGTCGTTCCGGAGCTTTACGGCTACGTGTACACCATTGCCACAAGCACGCTGACGCAAATCACCAGCGCTGCGTATAACGACTTGGGGCCGTCAATCAAGGTAAAGTATATTGACGGGTACTTTGTTCACGTATCGAAGGATCAGCGCACAGCGTTTAACTCAGAGCTGAACGACGGTCTGACGTATGACGGGTTGAACTTCACCGAAGCAGAATCAGATCCTGACGGCCTAGTGTCAGAGCATACGTTCGGCGGCAAGCTGTTTTTGATGGGGCAAACCACAACTGAGGTTTATGTTAATTCAGGCGGACTGCAGTTCCCGTTCCAGCGCTCATACGTGATTAACGTGGGCTGCATTGCGAAATACTCAGTCGCTAACTTCGGCACCACTTTTGCGTTTTTAGGGCAGGATGTTGGCGGACAACCATCAGTTTACGTATTCGACGGTAACGGCTTTTCGCGTATCAGCAACGGCGCGATTGACGCTGTATTGCAACGCTTGGAACCTGAAGAAATACAAAACGCTTTTGCGCTGTCGTATTCACAGGATGGCGCTATTTTCTGGTGCCTGAATCTGCAGTCCCGCTCGTTTGTTTACGACGCTTTAGCATCACGAATCAAAGGCTCACCGGTATGGCATGAACGCAAATCGTTTGGACTGGACAACAAAAAGCGGTGGCGCGTCAACTGCATTTGTCAGGCTTATGGTCGCTATATCGTCGGCGATTCCGAAGGCGGTATCCTTGGTGACATGAAAACCACCTATTCAGATGAATACGGCAATAACATTCGCCGTACTGGTGTTGCTGGTCCGTTTAAGGATGCGGCTGGCCCGTTATTCTGGCGAAAGATTGAAGCGTTGGTGAATCCGGGTCAAGGCAACAACCAAACGCCAGAGCCGAAAATCAGAATGTCTTATTCCGACGACGGCGGTTATACGTGGTCATACGAAGTCGAGCGCAGCATAGGTGCTGTCGGACAATATAACAGACAAGTGACGTGGTATTCGCTTGGTCGAAGTTTAAACTCTCGCATGTTTAAATTCGAAATGTCTGAAAAAGTGCAATGCGCCATGATTGGCTTGGTTGGTGAGTATGTCAAATAAACGCACCGTTACACCAAATCGCAACAACGCATATACGTTCCCAGACGGCAAGCCGCGCGACGAGTTTTATAACTGGATGCAAAACGTAACGATTCAAATAAACGGCATTGAAGGTGAGGGCTCGCCGGTTGGCGTTATTGATGCTGTCAGACTTACAATGTACGTCAATATTTTGACGAATGACATTTGGATTAAACGCACGCCGCTTGGAGACAATACCGGATGGCAACTATTGTAGCCCGCAGAACATATGACGTTGACGAAATTTTGTCAGTGCTTAAGCATCCTGATATACTAAAAACCATTGCAGAAGATAATAGTCAAAATTTTGACATCGACGTATCAGCAGAATGCTTTATCGCGGCTGACCTTGACGGCGAATTATCAGCTCTGTTTATTTTCAGTAAGACGGGTGCGGTGGTTTTTGACATTCACGCGCACGTACTACCAGCCAAGAGACCGCACTCCAGAGACTTAGGCGTAGCAATACTTAAATACTTTTTTAAGTGCTACCCGTGGGCTGAAAAACTCAACGCATTAATTCCTGTTTGCTATCCGAATGTTGTCCGCTATGCGGAATCTTTTGGTTTCAAACTTGAGGGCGTAAACCGCAAAAGCTACGTTCACCCTGACGGCGTAATCGACCAGCTATATCTTGGTGCAACACAAGACGAGGTTTTAAATGGGCTTTATTAAAGATACGTTTTTTGGCGGTGCCGAGAAGAAAGCCGCACAGAATCAGGTTGACGCAGCAAGAGAAGCGCAACAGATTAGCCGCCAATACTATGACGACGCCCGTAAGTCCATCATGGATTTAATGGGGCCGTCGTACAGCAACATCATGAACGCCTATCAAGGCGCGTCACAGCTAATTGGGCAAGGCAAGCTGAATGCTTCTGACATCTTGCGGCAATCCTTCCAAAACTCAAACCAAATTATTCAAAGCGGTAACGACGCTGCAATCAATGCTATCCTCGGAGGTCCATCACAAATGCAACTACCACAGCAAGCTCAGGGTTTTGGATTACCGCCACAGCGCATGATGCAGTCGCAGCCAACCAACTTAGCTGGTATGCCGTCAGGGCTTCGTGCGCTTGCACCACAAAACCAGCAGTTCAATAACACGCCGCAAATTGCCGTCGAGAATCCAAATATGGTTGGCGGTATTGCATCAAATATTCAGGGCTTGAACCAGCCGACGATGCAGCCGCAAGCGCCAACAATTCAGCAACCACCGACAGCCGGTATCGGTTTGGGCGGCGCTGAGCAAGCAATCGGTCAAGGCGTGCAAAACCAGCTTGGCGCGTTACGTCAAGGGTATGGTGGTGCAGAGCAGGCTTTGAATCAGTATGGCGCGCAAGCAATTGGCGCTGCAAACCAAGGGCTTGGTCAGGGTCTTGGCATGCTCAATAATACAATGGGCATGGTTGGCAGCTCTATCAACCAAGGCATTAACGCGCTACAGCAGGGCGAAAACCGCGCACTGGGTCGAATTGACCAATTCACAGGTCAGGCCGTTAACACGCTGAATCCATACGCACAAACCGGTCAACAGGCTTTGAATCAAGAAGCAGCTTTATCCGGAGCGCTCGGCGGTGAAGCACAGCAGCAGGCTATCAATCAGTTTATGGAATCTCCAGCGCAAAAGTTTTTGCGCGAACAAGGAGAGAAAGCCGTATTGCGACAAGCATCAGCGACAGGCGGATTGCGTGGCGGCTCTACGTTGGCTGCATTGCAAGAGCGCGGCATTGGATTAGCAGCTCAAAACCAGCAGCAACAACTTGAAAACTTGCGCTCACTCGCTGGTAGAGGTCAGGATGCAGCAACAAATCAGGCGGGATTCCAGCAGCAGGCAGGTACCGCAGGCGCAGGCATCACAGCAAACCTTGCTGGTCAGCAGGCAGGCTTGTACGGTCAGCAAGCAGGGCTGCAGGGGCAGCTTGGCAGCATGGGTGCGCAAATGGCTAATCAAGGCGGTCAATTCGCAGGCAATACACTGAACCAGCTTGGACAGCAAATCGGTGGATTACGCGCAGGTGCAGGCGAAAACATGGCTAACGTGTTTGGCAATCAGGCAGGCGCATTATCAGGTTTACGCTCACAGGCAGGCAGAGACGTCGCAAACCAGATGAACCAGCAGGCCGGTGCGCTGTCAGGCAATCAGCTGAATCTGGGCAATCTACTGGCTAACTTAGATACCGGCACAGCCGCGCAGCTGGCTGAACTGCTAACCGGCGGCGCGACAACCGGCGCAAATGCAAACGCAAACATGGCACAACTGCTGGCTAATTTAGCTACAGGCCAAGGCTCGCAGTTGGCAAACCTGCAAACGCAGATTGGTAATGCGCAGGCGGCGGGCAGGGTTGGTCAGTCAGGGGCAGTTCGTGACACGGCTGGTACAATTGCTCAGTTAGCCGCTATGTTCTCCGACCAACGCCTAAAAGACAACATCACCAAGCTGGTTGATGGCGCTGTAAACATCTACGCTTGGACGTGGAAACACATCAGCGAAATCCCAGAAAACATGCGAGGCGTAATGGCAGTCGGCGTTATCGCTCAAGAAGTTCAGCAGCAATATCCAGAATGTGTACATGACGTGGGCGGCTATTTAGCGGTAGACTATAGCAAACTAGCTAGCGAGGTATCGCAATGATTGATGCACGTATTCCAATGACAGGGCGCACATTTGAAAGCGGTTTGCGCTCCGGCCAGATGATTGGCAATGCCATCATGCAAAACCGCTCCACAAACGCACTGCAAGAAGCTCAGACGCGAATCAATGCAGGTGAGGATGCTAATGCGGTTATGCAACAGTTGATGGCGCAAAACCCGCAAGCCGCGCAACAGCTGATGAATATGCAGCAAGGCAACCTGCAGCTGCAAGCACAGCAACAAGAAATGGAGCAGTTAAAGAAAAAGTACGGCATGCAGTCTCTGCAAATGTCAGCTTTGCCACTCCTCGGTGCAGTTATGCAAGACGACCAAGCTATTCAGGACAAGCTGATTGACGAAGCGTCTGCGCTGTTTAAAGGTCAGTCAGATGGTGTATTTGAAACACTGCAGCAGGTAAAAGGTCTGCAAGGCAAACAGCGCGTTGATGCTTTGACAGGTATTGTAAAGACGTTGCGGCAGGCTGGGATTTATCCGGATGATCCAAGTCAAATGCAAGGAACTACGGCGTTAGGGCAGAACCTAGCTCTGTACGACCAAGCGCTGGCGTCTGGTGACGCAGTCAGGGCTGAAATTATCAAGAGAAACCTAGACCCATACGCACGGTCATTCGCTGGCGGCATGGGTGCCGGAGAGGCAAAACTGGCAACTGAGCAAGGTCTAAACCCTGTACTAGCGCAACGCGAAGCTGGAAAAATCCAAGCTACCGAACAAACAGCTACAGGGCAGGCGCAACTGCAACAGGAGCAACAAGCTGTTGCAAAAGGTCAGCGAGAAGTTGCAGAGTCGGCAAGAGCGAAAGAGAATGCAGCATCATCAATCAACCAGCAATTGCAGCAACTTAACACGCTGAAAGGCCATAAAGGCTTTGAGTCTGCAGTCGGTGCATCAAGCTACATTCCATCCTTGCGTGGCAGTGATGCTTACGGATTTGAGCGGCAGCTTGAAAAGTTAGATGCTCAATCATTCATGGCAATGATTCCAAACCTTGCTGGCATGGGCGCACTATCCAATGCTGAAGGCCAAAAAGTATCAGCCGCATTATCAGCGCTTAATGTTGGCATGAGCGAAGAAGAATTTAAGCGAGAAATGAAGGTTATTGAAGACACGTTAATGCAGGCTAGAGAGCGAATCAGAAGTGGGAACCTGATTAAACCTGAGCAGCCAGCACAAACACAAACATCAACCATTGGTCGCTTTAAAATCGAGGTCGAATAATGCCAACATACAAGGTTACAGACCCGCAGACCGGTCGCACAGTAAAGCTTACTGGCGATTCGCCACCAACAGAGCAAGAGCTTGAACAGATTTTTGCACAGCTGAAACAGCCTGTTGTTGAAAAAGAAAAAACACTACCAGAAACACTCGGCGGTATCGGCGAAACAGCTTTAACGATGGCAACCGGCACAGTGGCTGACCCATTGGCTGGCTTAGCCGGTTTAGCGGCACTGCCATTTAAGGGTTCAGAGGCTGGCGGCGTTGTTGATACCGTGCGCAACGCTTTAACTTATCAGCCGAAGACAGAGGCGGGGCAGGAGTATTTGCAAAATGTTGCAAACGCGCCGGTTATAAAGCAAATCGGCGAGGGTATGCAGTTTGCCAGTAAAGGGCTTGGTGATGTGGCTTATGATGTCACCGGCAGTCCGGCAGCCGCCGCCATCGCTTCCGCTATACCAGAGGCTGCAATGCAAGCAATCGGCTATAGAGCGCCAACAAGCGCGGCTGGTCGGTTAACGTCAAAGGCTGACGACTTAG